AGGGCTACGCCGGCGGCTGGTGCTACGCCGGCATGGATATCGCGGCCCGGGGCGACCTCACCGTCATCGCCTGCCTGGAGCAGGTGGGCGACGTCCTGTGGGTGCGGGAGATGGTGGAGCTGCGGCGTGCGACATTTTCATCGCAGATCAATGAAGTTGAAAGGATTATGGAGAATTATAGGGTGCTCAGGATGGCAGTGGACCAGACAGGCATGGGAGAGATGCCCGTTGAGGTTTTACAAAAACGTTATGGAGTGCACCGTGTTTATGGTGTGCTGTTCACCCCATCAGCCAAACTGGATATGGCAACAAGGCTGAAAGAAAGATTTGAAGACCGCACCATAAGAATACCTGTTCGACCTGAAATAAGAACCGATCTCCATGCAGTGAAAAGGGAATCAGGGCCCACAGGTATACCGAGATTAATTGCAGAAAGAGAAGGCGGTAGCCATGCGGACAGATTCTGGGCAATGGCATTGGCGGTCAGTGTTGCGGCAGTAGATACAGGAGGCCCTATTCTCTATGAAAGGATCTCCACAAGACAGTTCTATAATCCCGATGAAGGGTATGCAGTCGAACGATATAACTCAGGCTTTGCGGCCATGAGAGGTGCATGGTGATACTGGACCAGTATGGAAGAGAAATAAAATCAAATAAGCCGATTTTAAACGAAATCGCAGTCCAGACCATAAGGGATAGATATTACAGCTACCCATCATATGGCCTGACTCCCCAGAGGCTTGCAAGGATATTTAAAGAGGCGGATCAGGGAGATATTGTCAGGCAGGCCGAACTGTTTGAGGAGATGGAAGAGAAAGACCCGCACCTTGCAGGCTGTCTCCAGACGAGACGCCTTGCCGTCTCTGGCCTGGAATGGGAAATACTCCCCGCCTCTGATTCACCTGAAGATAAAAAAATTGCAGAAGCAGCTAAAGAAATGCTCGATTATATCGAGAACTGGGAAGAAGCAATACTTGACCTCCTCGATGCCGTGGGTAAGGGCTTTTCGATACTGGAAATAATGTATGAGATTGCAGAAGGCATGGTCTGGGTGAAGGAACTAAAATGGATTCACCAGAAAAAATGGACATTTAACTCACCTGATGTGCTTCTCGAATATCCGAGGTTACTGACTGATGAATCGCCTGTCTGGGGTGAAGATGTCCCAAAGGATAAATTTATTTTTCATAAATCTAAAGCCCGTTCAGGAGCAACATCCCGAGGGGGTTTACTGAGACCCTGTGCATACATGTATCTCTTCAAAAACTATGATATCAAGGACTGGCTTATATTTAACGAACTATTCAGTGTCCCCATGAGAATAGGAAAATATAAAACAGGTGCATCACCGAGCGAGATTGAGACACTAAAACAGGCAGTATTTAATCTGGCAGTAGATGCCGCTGCTGTTATATCTGATTCCACAATAATAGAACTGCTTGAAGCCAGGTCAACTTCAACAAATGCCGATACGTTTTTGAAGTTTGCCGAGTTTTGCGACAAGGCTATTACTAAATCTGTATTAGGACACACTGGCGCAGCAGAAGGCACTCCAGGCAGGCTGGGCAGTGAAGACCAGGCAAGGCAGATTAGACAGGATTTGCTCGAATCGGATGCCAAGAGCCTTCAGAAAACCATTAAATTTCAGCTCCTTGCTCCCTGGGTAAAGTTCAACTATGGACCCGATAAAGGCGTGCCTCAGTTTAAATTTCATTTTGAGGCACCCGAGGATATAGAAAAGACCGCTAAGGTATATGGAATACTCGTTAAAGACGTAAACTTCCAGGGTATTCCGGAAGACCACATATACGAGAGATTTGGTATCCCAAAACCAAAGGCAGGGGAAAGGGTGATAAGCCCAATGCAGCAACCAGTAAACACTAATCCCCGAATCCCTCAGTTAATGAAACTCATAAACACTGTAAAGCCGTTAAATAAAACATTATTCCCAGATCAGGCAGCAATAGACGATGTAGTGCTGCCTTTTGTAGAACAGCTTGACCCTGTCATGGAGACCACAATTCGGATGGTCAAAGAAGGCATAACATATGAGGATATTATGGCTTCAATATTGAAATTATATCCGGAATTAGATGCCTCTAAGGCAGAAGAATACATAGCACGGGCAATTTTTATTAGTGATTTATGGGGTGGAATAAATGTCAAATGAAATCAACCTCTCATATGCAATAGGGCTTCCACCTGAAAAGGCAATAGAGTATTTTGCTTCAAAAAATATAAAAATCACATGGGATTGGCATGACCTGTGGGAAAAATCTCAGGCAAAGGCATTTACCGTGGCAGGCGCAATGAAGGCAGACATCCTTCAGGCTATAAAAGATGAGATAGAAGATGCATTAAAAAATGGAACCCCCTTATCCGAATTTAAGGAAAATCTCATTCCAAGATTAAAAAGCCTGGGATGGCTTTCCGATTCTCCGGAAAAAATGCCCTGGAGGCTTGAGAACATATATCGAACTAACATGCAAACAGCATTTATGGCCGGAAGATATAGAGAAATGATGGAGAATGTAAAGAACAGGCCATACTGGCAATATTTGGCAGTCATGGATATGAGAACCAGACCTGCCCATGCAGCGTTGAATGGAAAAATTTTTAGATATGATGACCCCTTCTGGAAAACACATTACCCGCCTAATGGATTTAGATGCAGATGCAGGGTCAGGGCATTATCCGAACAGGACATAAAAGAAAAAAATCTGACAGTGGAATCAGGCAAAGACCACATGATATGGGAGGAAAGACAATTATCAAAGGATGGGCCAGTGGTCAGGGTTGCAGGATATGAGGATCCCAGAACAGGCATCAGATATTTTACTGACGTGGGCTGGAGCTATAACCCTGGTGAGGATTTCTGGAAACCTGATTTAAGAAAATATGATTTAGAGATCAGAAAGGCTTTTGAAAAAGAGATGGCAGGATTTAAACCGCCGATTAGAGGAATAATACAGAGGTTAAATGTCGATGTTAAAAAATAATTTGTCAAGGTATTTTTTGGGGGTCATATGGATATAACTATTAAGATAGAAGATTCAGGTGTTCAGAATCTATTGAGAGCCATACAGACAAGGATACGGAATATGTATCCTATCATGAGAGAGATTTCAGAGATTATGAGGGATGAGGTTGAAGAAAACTTTGCCCAGCAGGGAAGACCAAAATGGACACCCCTTAAGGTATCCACCATCAGAAGAAGAGAAATGGAAGGCCACTGGCCTGGCAAGATTCTACAATTACACGGGCACCTTGCGGCCTCAATTTCTGCTAAGGCAACAAACACAGAGGCAATAGTGGGCACAAATGTGAAATATGCTGCGATTCACCAGTTTGGCGGAAAGACTGGACCCGTGACTATTAAGCCCAAAAATAAAAAGGCATTATTCTGGCCAGGTGCTGAACATCCCGTTAAATCTGTTAAACATCCTGGTGTAGCCATACCAGCAAGACCTTTTCTTAATATCCCTGAGTCAGGTATGGAGCGGATCAGAATGGCTATGGTCAAATACATTACCGGAGGTGAAAAATGAAGGGCAAAGATACACCCCTTCAAATTTGCGTTATACGGTATTTTTTAGAGGGGGGATATATTACCCTACAGGGGGTCATTTTAGACGCATTTTCTGGGGCAAATATGACGAGTTTCAACGGTGTTTCAACGGAGGGCTAAGACCAATTTAAGGAGGTGATAAAAAAATGGTAACAGGTGATGACCGTGAGGCACAAAAAAGAAGGAGTAAAAAATACGGTATCAGCATCAGAGAAGACGGCCATATAACAAAACCGTCAGAATGGGCAGATGTGCCTGATGATGAATGGCTTGACCCTGTAAACTATGCCTATCCTGTGCCCGATGCCGAGCATGTGCGTGCAGCGGCAGTTTACTGGGGAAGGGAGAGAAACAGAAATAAATACAGTGAGGAAGACCAGAAGGTAATAGAGGCAAGGCTTAAAAAATTTAAAAAGAAATACGGCATAGGCGAAGATACACAATCCAATACCATAACAATTATAAATGATCTTTCGGGAACTGCCCCTCCAGAGATCCAGATTCTACCATATGGGCATATAGAGACACCTAAGGGCGATTTCATCGTAGACGAGGAATCAATTGACGCAATCATACGGGAATTTGAAAAACAGAAAAACGACATAGTCATTGACTATGAACATCAGACCCTTGCCGAACCTCCCGTTGCAGCCCCAGCGGCAGGGTGGGTTAAAAAGCTCATCAACAGGGGAAAAGACGGGCTGTGGGCTATTGTTGAATGGACAGATAAGGCCAGGCAGATGATAGCATCGAAGGAATATAAATATATCTCTCCTGTATTTTTAAAGAGGCTGTCCGACAATAGGGTGCTCAAACTTATCAATGCGGCGCTAACTAATTTGCCAAATATAGACGGCATGGTGCCGCTTGTAAACAAGGCAATAAACATAGAAAAGGAGGAAAGACACATGAAAGAACTATTAAAAACACTTGGCCTGCCCGAGGATGCAAAAGAGGAAGAGGCAATACTCGCTGTGAACAAACTTAAAGAATCTTCAACACAGAAGACGGTGGCGAGTAAAGCCGTTCTCGAAGCCCTGGGCTTGAAAGAAAACGCAGCAGAATCAGAAATCATAGGCACTATCATGGCAATGAAGCAGTCGCATTCAACAGTGGAACAGTTAACCTCTGAATTAACTGAAATCAAAAACAAACTTGCAGAAAAAGAGGCTTCTGATGCGGTGGATAAGGCCATGCAGGAAGGAAAAATTACACCTGCCCAGAAGGACTGGGCAATAGAGTATGCTAAAAGAGACCTGGCTGGATTTCATGTCTTTGTATCGAAGGCTCCCGTGATTGTGCCTGTGGGCCAGAAGGTCAGCACAGACAAGAAAGAAGGCGATGGTCAGCTCGATGAAGTGCAGATGCTTATCAACAAACTCTGTGGCGTGGACACAGAAACATTTAAAAAATACGTAAAGGAGGTTTAAGATGGCAGCATTAACACAAGATAAGAAAACAGAATACATGGAGGGCGTGGAGATAACTCTACCAGTGTATCAGTCAACAACAATTTATGCAGGTGCCCTTGTGTGCGTCAATGCAAGTGGATATGCAGTCAACGCATCCGATACATCAGGGCTTATCTTTATGGGGGTTGCCCGCGAGTATGTAGATAATTCAGCAGGTGCCAGCGGGGATAAGACAATTACTGTAAGACGTAGAGGACTCTTCAAGATGACCCTGGGGCATAACATCTCTGTTGCCAACATAGGTGACAACGTATTCATCGTTGACAATCAGACCGTAGACACATCAGCATATGTGACAAATGCTATTTTCTGCGGAAATATAGCGGGCTACATAAGTGCAACCCAGGCATGGGTAGATATAGAGCCTGCGATATTGTATTCGGCAGTAGAGACACATATAGCCGATACATCAGGAGCCCATGCAGCATCGGCAATAAGCATAGCTGATGCTGGCAATCATTTTGCAGCAGCGGAGGCAACAGTAGAGGCGGCCACCCAGAAGCTCGCAAAAGGTCCTTTCTTTTTAACCCTTCCCAGATTCACAGGATGGACAAAAGACGGATCCGACCAGACAATTGCACTTCCTGTGGTTGAATCGCCAAATCCTGTAATCATAAAGAGGGCATACGTAAACCTCGGCACTGCACCAGGTACGGGAAAGACACTCGTGCTCAAGCTCAACAACTCTACCATCGCCACGATTACAGGGACAAATACCCAGGGCGAAAGCGAATCTCTATCAATTGAAATTGCAAAGGATACTGATTTTACAATCACTGCAAATGAGACAGCAGAGGGTAGTGCTGCAAACTGCGATGTAGTGCTTGTGATGTATGTCGATGATGGTGAGTAAAACCAATTAAATAAAGGAGGTATAAAATGATAATTAATCAGGCAAGTTTACAAGGCATCTACAAAACATTCAGCGTGATCTTCAACCAGGCATTAGAAACTGTTGAGCCATTATGGCCTCTTGTAGCTATGCAGGTCCCATCCACAGGCAGGAGCGTGGACTACAAATGGCTCGGAGCCTTTCCTATGATGAGGGAGTGGCTGGGGGACAGGGTCATAAAAGACCTCTCTGCATTCCACTATGAGATTGTAAACAAGGACTATGAGGCCACAATAGAGGTGGATAGAAATGACATAGAGGATGACCAGATAGGGGTATATACCCCAATGATTCAGGGGCTTGCCCAGGCTGCTAAATCGCATCCAGATTATCTGGTATTCCAGCTCCTTGCCGCAGGCTTCTCCACGACCTGCTTTGATGGGCAGTATTTCTTTGACACCGACCATCCCGTTGGGTCATCCACACAGAGCAACTATGGCAGCGGGGCATCTACTGCCTGGTATCTCATGGATTTAAGCAAACCCATAAAACCCATCATCCTCCAGGTGAGAAAGCAGCCACAGTTTGTGGCTATGGATAGACCTGATGATGAGAATGTATTCATGAGAAAGAAATACCGCTATGGGGTAGACGACAGAAAGAACGTAGGCTATGGCCTCTGGCAGCTCGCATACGGTTCAAAGCAGACTCTTGATGCGACAAACTATTCTACTGCCAGGACTGCTATGATGAGCCTCACAAACGACGAAGGCGTGCTACTCAATATCAGGCCAACCCATCTCATTGTGGGACCATCGAACGAGGCAGCAGGCAAGGCTTTGCTTGAGGCCCAGTTTGATTCAACAGGTGCATCAAACATCTGGTACAACTCAGCAAAGCTCGTTGTTGTCCCCTGGTTAACATAACGGAGGGCACATGAAAATCAAGGTGGCGGCTAAAAAGGATAGCTTCTGGCGAGCGAAGATGAAGTGGACTAAAGAACCTCAGATTGTGGATGTGGATGAGAAAACTTATGAGATTCTAAAGGCAGAGCCAATGTTGATAGTTGAGGAAGTTGCGTTGAAACCCGTTGAAACTAAACCAAAGAAAGGAGGGGGGAGGGGGTAGCCCCCTTCCCTTTTTCTCATGGCATACTGCACGCTTGACGATATAAAGAAATTACTTCCTGAGGACTCGTTGATTCAGCTCACAGATGATGAAGGGACAGGTGCAATAGATGAGGATATCATCAATGAGGTGATAGCCCAGGCAGACAGTGAAATTGACGGATACTGCGGGGTTAGATACAGCGTCCCGTTTAGCCCCGTTCCTGCGGTTATAAAGAAATTTTCTGTTGATATTGCAGTATACAATCTCTATTCGAGACGGCAGGAGGAGATACCAGAAACCCGCTCGGAGAGATATAAAAACGCAATAAAGTTTCTTGAGATGCTGGCAAAGGGTACAATTTCTCTCGGCATTGAACCAGAACCTACTGCTACGAGTAACAGCTATGCTGAAACGAATAAAACAACAAACGATAGAATATTCACACGGGATAAGTTGAAAGGGTTTTAATGTCAACGATAAAAGACATAGAAGACAGTATAATAACAACCATACGGGCATTGGATATGTTCAAAGTGGTTGATTCTCTGGGTAGGAAAAAACCGCCTGTGACGTTAAATTA